CATTTACGTGGGCCAGAGAAATGCTCCAGTGGAGTACCTTTAACTCCCCAAGGAAATAGGTATTTAACAAAAGCCAAGGGATTATCTTTTAATGCAGGACTCCAAAGTACCGCCATTAATTCTTGTTCATCTTCTGGTTTATATATTGTGGTTTGCATGGTTTGGATAATATATTAAAAAAATAAAATTGTTCACGAGCGCTCCGTAGCCACAGCCGCCCTAGCCTCGGCCCTCCCCCCCCTCAATCGCCCTGGTCATGCACAGCTTGCACAATAGATGCACTGATGCGAGGTGTAACGTCCACAACGTCTACTAAGCGTGACTGTGCAGCCGCTAGTGCACCTGATATCGAGATGCGGGTATCGGACACTTGGACGTCTAGACGGTCGCCGTAGACCTTTGGGGCGAGTTTGCTGGCGCGCCAGCGCATGGAATCAAGCACTACCCTAGCAGCGTGGCTATCCATCGTGCCAGCCGATACAGCTTCCTCTACGGCTTCCATACGGTCAAATAGCGTATCGGCTTGGGCAGTCCGAGCGCGCGCGTACTTGTTCGCAAAGTCCGGGAAAGCCTGCATCCAACGCATAACTGTGGAAGCGTGAGGCATTCCATCATCCTGGCAAACTTGCCTCAAGCTGCGGCCTGTTTGAATTTCCGCCAGAAACCGATTCTGAATTTCTTCTGCATCGTCAGTACCGTATGCCATTCACTTTCCCCTATGTTCAGGACAATTCACCAATTGAAAAACATTGGCATCCATATAACCTTTGACACCTTTTGGAGTCTTAACCGTAAAAACCCCCTTGCAAGTTTTGCAAGTAGTCTGCCACACCTTCAATTCCGTCCATTCACCATCGCGCTTTTGATACGGTTCAAACCCGCAAAAGGTAAAAACCCTATCGCTTATGGGGTGTTTCACAGTTTCCATTTTAGATAGTCCTCAATTGCGCGCCTGATCAGTTCGCTGACTGGCAAGCCAGTACGTGTGGAAAGTTGACGCAACTGATCAAGCATTGCGACAGGAAAGTAAAAGTTCGTTCGTTTCATCATGTGCTACATCATAGCACATACGATAGAACCCAACTTTTTAGGAAACTTTCACCAATTTCGCTCATGCATCGCTTTACACAATGCACAACTCTTAGAGTTGTTGTGCATGTTGTGTAAGAAAAGCGCTGTTTTGCCCCATTCTTACACAATGCACAAATGTATAAATGTGCATGAAATGTAAGGGTAAACCCTAATGGTTATCCATACAGTACAACCTAGGGAAAGTACCTAGAAGAAAAGCATTGCAGTGCTACAAATTATGTTACAGTAGAACCCATGGCAACAACGCCATGTCAACCAGGAAACACCATGAAAAAACTTGAAATCATTGGCCTAGCTTTCGAATCACTGATGTTCTTTGCAATTCTGCCAGCTCTTGTAGTCTTCCCGTTTTTCCTCTGATCACATCCTGTAGCGCATCAGTGGTGCGCTATGGGATGTCATCCGACGTCGAACAATCAAACAACCTAGGAAGACTATGGAGCATACAAACCCCTACAAAGCCCAATTGAAAGCGCTTGGCCTAACTTACAAGCGCATTCTTGGCACGGCCAGTGCGAAGACAATCAAGGGAGAGAAAATTGGTTATCTGACAGCCATCATTTACTTGAAGCCCGATGAAATAATTTGCAGCATGGCTAGACTAGCTGGCTGTATGAATGGCTGTTTACAGTCTGCAGGACGTGGTGCATTTAATAACGTGCAGTTAGCCCGTATCGCGAAGACTGAATATTTCAAACAGCATCAAATGGCTTTTATGCTATCCATTTGTGCAGACATTTGGACAATGCAGCGTAGAGCCGATAAGCTGGGTTTACAGTTACTTGTTAGACCTAATGGCACTAGCGATATTCTCTACGAAAATATCGATGTAATTGATGGTAAGAATATATTCCAACTGTTTCCAATGGTGCAGTTTTACGATTACACCAAACACCCAGCTAGAAACCTAAAAGATAAGACTGCAGATAACTATGATTTGACATATAGCTATTCGGGTTTGACTCCGATCAAAATAACTCATAAGGGTTTGTTAAACCCTAGTAACTCGCGCGTGGCTGTAGTTTTTATGAAACAGGCCGATATCCCTTTGCACTTCAACGGATGGAGCGTTATCGATGGAGATAACACTGATGTCCGCCACATTGAACCCAAAGCTGTAGTGGTGGCTTTGTATGCCAAAGGCCAAGCTAAGAAAGATAGCACGGGCTTTGTGCAGACCAAAGGGGTTCACTACGCCTAAGAATGCACTCTCTAAACCCTACGTGCTAGGGTTTAGGGGTCTGCATTTTTAGACCATATTGGCACCTAACCCTTACCGGGTATAGGTTTATAGCTATCATTTTAGGAGTGAACCATGAAACTGTACCCATCATATGACGCACTGCCAGCTAACCCCGTTTATCTGGGTTCCGACACCATGCCCGGCCTCATGTCAGAGCATATGGCCGATGTTATCGATAGTGAGTCATACGGCAAACCTTTGGCCTACGTCATCGACGAAAACGGGTTTCGTTCATTCTTTACATGGGGCAAATGATGCGAAAACTACTCATAACCCTAGTCCAAGGCCTACTTGGCGCGGCCATTTGGGGTCTACCCTTTATTTGGTACTTTTGGAGTATGAAACCATGATTTACAAAAACTTTGAGATATTTACTCATGCCGATAAAAAAGATGTTTATTTATGCGACATGATGGCTTGCAGTCGCATGCGACACTTTAAAAGCCTACATGCTGCCAAGTGCTTTATTACACGATACATGGTGCCAGCTTATGCTGCTGGCAGTTACAGAAAGGTTTAATGTCATGACCTACGACTACGACGACGACAAAGATTACGACCGACTCATGGCCGATGATGGCCCGGACGATTCAGAGCCGGGCATATGCCCTGCTTGTAATGGTTCTGGCGAAGGGATGCATGAGGGGACTACGTGTAGCACTTGCAAAGGGGAAGGGGAATGTTAGCGGCCGCCATTGTGGCGGGGCTGATGGCCCTGATTCTTAACCTGTAATCAAACAAGCCCCTTCATAGGGGCTTTATTGTTTCTATCTGGCTTTTCGCATCCTCGAAACCATGCCCCACGATAACTCGGTGGCCGATACTCTCTAGGTACGCTATCCAGTCACGCTGGACTGGCGACACTATGCCGCCCGTCTCGCGTTTCATCTCCACCCACAAAAGCCACTCAGGAACGAACAAATCAGGCACGCCAGGGCTAACCCCTTCCGCCTTCAAGCTGGCGCCCTGTGGGCCTGATCTGGCGCCCCCGTTGGGGATAGCGAAGACTCTCACGCCAGGATAGTTGCGCCGGAACCATGAAACTAGGCGGACTTGTTCTAGGTGTTCACTCGGTACCATGTAATGCCTTTTGGACTGCTTCAAGTTTCATTTTCAGATCAACCAGTTCATAAAGTGCCACTCGGTAGCCATTCCATGCACTCTCTGCACGTTCACGCTCGGCGGCCAGTAAGCGCTCTAGGCGCTCAAATTTGAGTTGTTCTTTTTTGTTCATCAGAAGGGTACCGCCTCAACCCACAATGAACATTCCCCAGGTTCTGATGCGAAAGCCTCGGGCGGGGCTTCACCGAATTCTGAGCATATTCCGTCTTTGGTGTACCAGTCGCAGGTATGGCAAACCATTGGCGGCTCTGCTTTGATGGTGGCGCGGTAGTGCACCACGCTGGGGGGTTCTGGGTGTCTCATAAAAATGTCCTTTTCAGTACGGTAAAAAACTTGCCTTCTTTTTTGAATTCTATGGTGGCCGGTGGCCTGCCATCGGTCATCTGCTGGGCCATCTGATGCAAATCAACGGCGGCATAATCCAAGGTCACGCCTGCTCGGTGGGCAATGTCAGCCAGTAGGCGGCGCGACTTTTCACCGGCATAGCCGTCGTGAGTCACTGCCAAGTATTCAACCACTGGCGGGTCTGACAGGCCGCCGTAAAAAGTGCATGAGAGCATTTCACGCCCTGATGCCCTGCTGATATGTTTCCGCCATTGCCAAGCGGTCACGTCCATATCAGTGCCTTCTACGCCCATGATGCAAAGATTGTGCAGTTTTAGAGCTGGCTTCACCGGCTCGGGGAATGCTTCACCACAAGCCGGGCAGACCCTGACCGACAAGGCGCAGATTTCTTGGCAATGGTCACACACCTTCACCGGCGCTTCGCCCTGTTTGTCGCCCTTTTTTGGTGGCGGTCGGACTGCGGTGATTGGCCCATGTTGCTCGACCACGCCGGCAAAGTCTAGAACCAGGCAGTCAGTTTTGCCCGGCGCAATCCGCAGGCCACGCCCGGCCATCTGCACGTACAGGCCGGGGCTCATAGTTGGGCGCAGCATAGCCACCAGATCAATCCCAGGTGCATCGAAACCCGTCGTGAGTACATTGGCATTAGTCAACGCCCGAATGCGCCCTGCCTTGAAGTCGGTCAGGATGCGGTCACGCTCGGCGCTCGGCGTCTCGCCGGTCACGCATTCGGCGATGATGCCCTGCATGGTCAAGGTGTCGCGGATATGTTGGGCGTGATTCACCCCGGCGCAAAACACCAGCCAGGATTGGCGGTCAGTTCCCAGTTTAATGATCTCTTGCACCACTCGGGCGTTCTTATCGGTCGTGTCAACCGCAGCTTGTAACTCTGCTTCAATGTATTCCCCGCCACGCTTTTTCACGCCGTCCACCTCCAGTTTGGTGGTGGTCAATTTGCTTCGCAAAGTTGACAGGTAGCCCTTGTGAATCAGTTCCTCGATGCTGACCGGCTCGATCAGGGCGTCAAAGATGGCGGGATCGTCCGTGATGTAACCGTGGCCCAAGCGGTAAGGGCTGGCGGTCAGTCCCACGATCCGCAAGTTTGGATTTATGGCGCTTAGTTCGGCCAATAGACTGCGATAGCCGCCCTCATCCTTGTGGCTCACCAGATGAGCCTCGTCTATGATTACAAGGTCAACATGGCCGATCTGGCTGGCTTTTGTCCTGACTGACTGGATGCCGGCAAATGTGATTGGCTCGCCTAATTCTTTCTGACGCAACCCGGCAGAGTAGATGCCCATCGGTGCGTTGGGCCAGTGTTGGCGCATTTTCTCGGCGTTCTGCAAAATTAATTCTCTGACATGGGTTAGCATCAAAATGCGAGTCTCAGGCCAAGATTGCAGCGCGTCTTTACAGAGTGCGGCGATGATGTGGCTCTTGCCGGAGCCTGTTGGCAGCACCAAACAAGGGTTGCCGGTGTTGCCTGCTTCAAACCAGGCGTACAGTTGGTCGATGGTGCGTTGTTGGTACTCTCTCAACATATGCGGCCATCCCATTCTTTCCGCAGCGCCATAACCTGCGGATCAGCAGCTACGCAGGCGGCAGTGTTAGCCAACAATTCCTTGCTGCCATACACACCCTCGCCCGGTTCACCATTGGCAATGCCCTGCCCGTCAATCTCGTAGATTGCAACCCAGTCAGACGGCCCTTCCAGGCGCTTCCACGGAACCAAATCGGGGTGGATAACGTGGCTCTCGCAGCCTGTAAGCTGGGCATCTAGCGGCACAATGGCGTCCCACTTGGCGCAATGCCAAGTTGAATCAGACAATGGCGTGATGTGAGCGCACGTTCGGCAGTTGACCTGCTTTGTGGTCTTTGACCCGTGGCAGAAGTCATGGCCTGCACACATACGGCATTCAAACCAAGTCGGGTCTGTGCTTATTGGTGGTGGCAGGCGGTCAGTCAGCGCCAGCCGCTGGCCCTTGTCAATTGCCTTGATGGCGTGTTCCCGGTCATACTCCAGCCGCTCGGTGTAAATGCGGTCGTCGTCCTTGCAGACGGAAACATACAGGGCACGTTTCAACTCGGTGCCGTGCATATACACTTGCATCTGCGTGTAATGTGCAGGCTTACTCTTTGCCACGCCATTCTTCTCAAGGTCGTTAAAGCTCTTGAGCGAATGGGTCTTAAACTCCAGTACGTGTTCAGTCTTTGGCGCACCGGGTACGCCCTTACCGATACCGTCCAAACTCCCGCTAACGTGGCTGCCAAAGTTCACCCGGCGCTGGGTTCCTGATACGCTCATGCCAATGGCGCGGAGATCGCTGATGATCTGCGCTTCCTCATTGAAGCCACGCCTGAACAGTCGCAGAATGCGGCCTTGGAACTTCTCCACCACTGCCCAACGGAATGAAAGCCAAAGCCAGCGTTCACAATGATGGCCTAGCGTACTGCAACCCATGTGGGCGCGGGGCTTCTCAGTCCGGGCTTCATGAGCTTGATCGATCAGGGATGTGATGGTAATATCTGGTTCAGGGATTTTCATGGTGTTCCTGTTGGTTGTTGTTGCTCATATTGACCCCGGCTTTAACACCGGGGTCTTTTTTTGCTTACTTCTTAGCCCACGGTGGCGCAGACTTAGCAGCAGGCATACCAGCAGCCGCAGACGGCCCAACAGGCTTGAATGGCGCAACCGCAGCCGGTGTCACGCCGCCCAATGCGCGGTAGCCCTTGATCTCGTTGCCTGCGTACTCACCAGTCTTTACGACCAGTTTGATGCCCAGGTTGCCGCCGATCAGTTGGTCGGTGTCCTGCACCTTTGCCAAGCCAATGGCTCGCATGATCTCGCCAAGCTGCTGGCGTCCGATCTCCTCGGCCTTAGTGCTGGCGTTCTTGATGTTCAAGTTTCCAAAGATCACCCGGCCTTGATGGCTGGGGCCGGTGATGGTGTACTTGACAGCAATGTACTTGCCGTCGCCTGCCTTAGTGGCCTTGATCTCAGCGCCGGTAATGCTGGAGTTGTACCAGCCCTCGGGCAGAGGTTCAAAGTTGCCGGTGTTGCCAACGGGGAGAGTGTCGAGGGTAAATTCTTCGTCGAGAAAAGCCATGATTATTCCTTAGTGATAGTGAAAGTAGGGCGTCCAGGGGTGGACGTGATGGCACCAAGCAATGGCCCGGTCACGGCTTCAGCAGCCGCATTCCAAACCTTTACATTGATTTCTGGTTTCCAGCGAAAGAGGCTGGAAAGGTGTTCAGACAGACCGGCTTCAGCGGCCAGCATTTGCAACTTGTCGGCGTCGATCTTCTTGTTGATGCGGCCTTCCATCTTGATCTTGTAGCCGTCAACCTGATGGTTGACAGTGCCGTCAAGGTCTTTGGGCAGGCCAAATTCCTCGGCCATCTGGTCTTCAAGTTGGCGGCGTTCAGCCACGGCAGCGGCCTCAAGTTTTTTGGCGTCAAGCCAGCGTTGATATAAAGTGTTCATTGGGTGTACTCCAGTGCTTGCAGTTTGCTGATCTTTTCGTTGATTTGGTAGATTGACTTTGCAAAATCATCTTGCGCTTTTTGTTTTAACG